TGCTTTTTGGACGGTACAAGGATTGCTTGGAGATCGTCCTAAGTTTGATCTTGTTGATATACAAGAGAGCTTGTATGATGAAGACTTCGAAAATATTGTTGTAGTTCAAGGTACTCTTAAGGCTGTAAAGTCTTACGTTAAGCCCTTTTTTAAAGATTCTGACTCCTGTGCAATTGTGAACGCTGAGATACTTGCAGATAATCCTAATTTTGGTGTGTTTGGCATTGGGTTGAAAGATGAAACTGGTAATTTAGTTGAGATTGGACATTCGCATCCAACTGATATTGACATAAAAGTTAATGATAAGGTTTCTGTTTTTGTTGATGGTTTATATAAAGAAGAAGATAAGTTTTTTGCTCAACAGATTATTATTCTTGAAAAGAGTGATGACTCTGAAGATATTGATTTGGTTGAGCAAGTTTTGAAAGATAAAGAGGAAGAAGAACTTGTTAAGCTTAAAGTTATTAGGCAAGATAAGGCTTCTGATGAATACCATTTGGTTTATGGAGTTGTAGCTGAACCTGGTCTTGAAGACTCAGACGGACATTGGTCTTCAGCTGATGATATCAGGGAGGATGCTCATACTTTTCTTGCTAGAAGAAGAAATGTGAAGATAAGTCATTTCTTGCCGAGTGACTCTGAGATAGTAGAATCCTACATGTCTCCGGTTGATTGGACAGCTCCGGATGGGCAGGTAATTAAAAAGGATTCTTGGGTTGCTGTTATAAGAGTCAAAGAAGCTGAAGTATGGAACGGTATAGAAAATGGAGATATCGTAGGTTTTTCAAAGGGTGGACTTGCAGTAAAGCTGTAGTTCTCATTTTCACCTATTGAAAAAGAGGGACATTATGAAAAAGAAGAAAAAGCGGATTAGGATTAAACCATACTCAGACGAGCTCTCTTTTGCATTTAATCCTAAGACTGGTAAAAAATTTTTTATGAGAAAGGATGATAGTATGCCTGGTTTGATTGAAATTTTGCAGGATGAAAAGGTTTCAATACTGAAGAAAGATGAAGTTCTGCAGCTTTTACAGAATGAGAGGATTTCAGAAGATGGTATTAACGCTATTGAGGGTGTTCTTAAGATATTGCTTATGAATAAAGATGAGCTTCCTAAAGGACTTCTCACCAAGATTGCAAAATCTGTACCAGAGTATAGTACCTTTGCAGATCCTTGTGACGTCGCAGATGTTGAAACGCTCAGGAGTGATATTAGAAAGGAAATTCTTGAGGAGATGAAGAAAGATGGTAAGAACTTTGAGACTCTTCAGGCTCAGATGATCCAACTTCAGCAGGATCTTAAAGCATCAAGTGAGGAGCTTAAAAGTGCAAAGGTTGAGATTGCAAAGGCTCAGGATGAACGAGAGTTTGTCAAGATTAGACAGGATCTTCAGAATGCTTGTGCTGTAGGAGATCTTGATGAGACGGCTCACATGATTCAGGCTGTCAGTAAAATTGATAAAGATCTTGCTGATAATCTTATGAAGCAACAGAAGGATGTTGCGAATATAGCGCAGGCGATTGGAATTGATGATAATCTTGGTCGTTCTGGTGGTGGCGAACCATCAAGTGCATTTGATAAGCTTAATAAAATGGTTCAGGATAAAATGGCTGCTGATTCCAGTCTTTTACCCAATAAAGCATGGAGAATGATTAAAGATGAGAATCCTGCTTTATTCAAGCAATATCTTAAATCACGAAAAGGTCACACTCCTATAGGAGATTAAGGAGATAGATTATGGCTTTGGAACATGGATTGGTCACGATTTCCCTTGAAGCAGGGGAGGATCTTGACACTAAGCAGTATTATCTTGTGGGTCCGGATGCTGACAAGAAAGCAATGCTGGACGATGGTGCTGGTCCTTTGTTTACTTGTGGTCCAGTGCAGAACAAGCCCAAAGAAGGAGAAGCCGCTTCAGTTGCGATTGCAGGAATCTCTAAGGTTGTCCTTGGAGGTACTGTTGCAGCTGGCGATCCTCTTAAAACTGATGGTTCTACAGGTAAGGCTGCAAAGCAGACTTCAGGGGAGTCATTCGGCAGGGTCTTGGAAGCTGGTGTTGATGGTCAGATTGCATCAGTTTTGCTGATGAGAGAGACCATATAACTTAAGAGCTGAAAGGAGAATTTTAAATGCCACAACCTACTGGAAGGGATCTATATATTGACAAGCTCTTAAGTAATGTTAGCTTGGGATATTCTCTGATCCCTGGAGATTTTGTTGCAGATCAGATCTTTCCAATTGTAAATGTGCCTCAGCAATCAGGAAAGATTGGAAAGTACAATAAAGGAGATTGGTTCCGTGATGAGGCAGAAAAGCGGGCACCAGGAGTTGAGAGCTCTGGGGGCGGTTACAAGCATGAAGACCCAGCAGAGTTCTTTTGTGATGAGTGGGCATTTCACAAGGATATTGTAGATGAAGATATAGACAATGCTGATGATGTATTTGACGCCGAAGAGGATGCGACATCGTATGTTACGGATAAGATTAGGATTTCAAGAGAACGAAGATTCTCTTCGAGCTTCTTTGGTACTGGCCTCTATACAACAGACTTATCAGGTGTAACTATTACTCCTGGAAGTGATGAGTTTAAGTGCTGGGACGAGAGTGGCTCAACGCCTATAGAAGATATTGATGGTGCAAAACTCATCATGCGTCTTTTAATTGGTCGAGTTCCTAACGTTCTTGTCGTGTCAGAGCGAGTTCATTTTACTCTGAAGAATCACTCTGAGATTCTAGATCGATACAAATACACTACAAGTGAGAATATCACTAAGGGTATTCTTGCTAATGTATTTGAAGTTGATAAGTATTTGGTGGCTGCATCAGTATATGCGCCAAATGCAGAAGGTATAGCAACGGCTGATACACTTGCGTATTCACTTAATCAGTATGGTGCTCTTCTTGCATTTGTTGAGCCTTCTCCATCGAAAAGACGTCCCTCAATGGGTTATACACTGAGATGGAATCGTCCTGCTAATCGTGGAATTAGTGGTGATCGATATAAGTCTACAATTAGAAGATTCAGAAATAATGAGAAGGGTTATACTCGTATTGAAGGGTCTTCTTATGAAAAGATGATCTTGTTAGCTCCTGACGCTGGTATTTTCTTCAATAATGCTATCGCAAATGGAAGAACTTTAAGTTAAGCGAAAGGATTTTTAATATGGCATTCACATACGATTCTGACTTATTGAGCACAAGCGAGCTCTATCAAATCCGCCTTGAAATTGGTGATACCAACGAATATGAATTCTTCTTAGAAGATGCAGAAATTCAATGGGTCATGGACAGAGAATCTTCCTTCTATTCTCGATGTTCGAAATGCTGCGATTTAATTGTAGCTAAGCTTTCTAAAGAAGTTGACTATACATCTGGAGCTGTTTCTGAGAAACTTTCTCAGTTGATAGATCGTTACAAGTGTCTTAAGAGTGAGCTTTCTGCTCGTGGGTCAGGATCGTATCCCTGGATGCGAAGTATAAGTGTTTCTGATAAAGAAACGAATGAAGCCGATACAGATCGTACAAAGCCATTCTTTAAGAGAGGTCTGCATGACAATACATAGTAGGATGGTTCATATAATTGACATTAATAATCCAACTTGGAGTGCTGGAAGCAAGACTGACAATTGGACAAACGATGTTCGAGCATTCATTATTGAGTCAGCAAGGATACTTAGAACAACGAAAGGTGACTTTGTGAAAGCGAACTTTTTAGCTGTTGTTGGCTCAGCTGTGACTATTAATCAAGATGCAGAGATTAGATATGATAGCAAAGTTTATCCAGTAATTCAGGTTTCAAAGCTGAGGCGATCTTTCTCGTCTCAAATAAAACACATAGAGATTTATGCATGAAAATAACTGTTACATATGATCCATCAAATCTAATTGCAGCATTTGGCGAGATTACTGCAAACATCCGAGCTAAAAGTCCAGAAACAATGAGGCGGGCTGTTGAACAGTTTCGAGAGGATTGTATTAACGTACCTCCTCTTTGTCCTAGAAGATATGGTGGGCTTATTGAAGCTCATAGAATTTTTGTGGTACAAGAGGATTCTAGTACTGTTGGGGTGCTTCATGTACAGAAAAGATTTGCTCGTGCTTTGCATGAGGGTGTCTGTGGACCAAATCTTGTACCAGTAAGGAATTGGACTAGGGATGGATCTGGCCCGAAGTGGGTCGAAGATAAAATGATCAGGTTTGGTAATAAGTATGTTGCAATAGCAGCTGACGGACTCTTTACATAATGAATTAGGAGATTGATCTATGAAGCGTTATGAGTATATTGTAAAAAAGATATCTAAATATGTCGAAGAAACTCTCTGTGAAATGGGTAAACATGGCTGGAGACTAGTGACGGTTGATAATCAAACTTTTTACTTTGTTCGTGACACAAAGGGGGATGAATAATGTCACATTATCACATTTTAAGCCAAAAGGATAATAAAAGGTTGATTAAAGTTGTCTTCCATATTGCTGTGCCTCCTGCTTCTACAAAAGTGTGAAGATATAAATTCTATATTGCCAGGCTTTGCAACTGATTTTCCTGTAGAGTATCAGGATATGCAAGATGGAAAGGTGATAGAAAGACAAAAAACTATATTGTTCTCCTCAGATGCACTTAGTCCAGCCCAAAAACTAGATGAGATTATAAATGGTAATGCTAGTTGGGAGGGATACAATACTTTCAAAACCAATCTTCTTAATGATCTTGCAGTTGTCTGGGAGTGGTATGGCAAGAATGGAGATATCACTTAAGTGCGAAAGTATGAAAAAGCTATAGATTACTTTATATCGTATCCAAAGTCAGGTCGCACGTGGGTTCGGTTCATGTATGTAACCTATTTAGAGATGCATTTTAAGCTGATACATAAAAACATATTTGATACAGAAGCAGATTTAATTTATTATTGGCAGCCTCAATGGACTCATATAGGAACATCTCCAGAAGAGAGGAAATCATTTTACTCTATCGGTGGTGTTAACTTTAATCATCTCAGAGAATCAAAATGCGTTTGGATTACTCGTAATATTTATGATACGCTGGCTTCACTTTATTATCACTCTCTTTATAGAGATGGAATTAATTATTCAGGCACAGTCTCAGATTTTGTAAGAGATTCAAAGTATGGTGCACTAAAGATATGCTGTTTTTATGCTGCAATGTATGAAAGCTTGTGTAATGGTACTAAGCGCAGCTCAACATTGAAGATATCCTACGAACAATTGGTAAAAGATAGTTCTTCAGTCTTATTAAAATTGTTGGACTACGCTGGAATAAAACCTAACAACGACTATGTAAAGGTTGCTGTTGAGAAGTCTGAGTTTAAAAATATGAAGAAACTTGGCACTTCTTATGCTTATGAGGGAACTTGGTTAGCACCTACAAATTCGGATAATGAAGATAGTTATAAAGTTCGTAAAGCTGAGCCAGGAGGATTTAAAAAGGTACTATCAAAAAAAGATATTGAATACATTGACGCTGTAGCATCTATTGTGTTGCCAAATAATAAGGAGATTTTGAGATGGACTTAGTTGGAATTAAAGTAAAAATTACACTTAAAGAT